AGGTGGAAGGCGTGAAAGCCTTCAAGACCGTGACGCAGATCGACCTGCCCGTGGAAGTCCACGCGGGCACCGACACCGTCAGCGTGGGCATCGCCAAAAAGATCGGCATGCCGCACATCGTGGACAATGCCGCGCTCGTGCTGGTCAAGCTCTTCGACGGATCTGCCGACAGCGGCTCGTTGGCCGTGGATGCCGACGAGATCGAGAAGAACCTGTTTGCCGTGAACGGTACGCCGAACGGAAGCAAACTGCTCGATCTCTACTACGTGGTGGAGTGACGGCCATGAACGATTGGATTCTCATGGTCAAAGGCGATGAGCAGAAACTCGTCCATCCTGGCAACGTGGACAACCACAAGCGCGCAGGCTGGACCGTCGCTGATGCGCCCGCCACACAGGACGCACGACAGGAAGCGGATCAGGCGATTGACACACTGGTCGCCGAGGCCGTCCAAGCCTTCGAAGCCTTCGAAGCTCCTGCCGATGCGGCATCGCTCGATGTCCTGCGCGCCGCGCCCGCCCCCAAAAAGCGGAAAGCAAAGGGCGCTTAATCATCCAGTCCAGGGACGGGGGAGTCCTTCCGCTCTCCCGTCCCTGCTGGTCTGTTTCGATAGAAACGATCCACTGCCATGTCCAACATTCTGACCGCCGCCCAAGCCGCCAATTTCATCCGCTCGACCGCCGATGACGCGGTGATGTTGCAATACCTGCCGCTGGTGGACGAATACCTGAAAAACGCCAGCGGGCACGATTGGACGCTGGACACGACCAAGCATCCCACCGCCATCATGGCCGCGGGGCTGTTGCTCACTTCCTGGTACGACAACCCCAGCCTGGTCGGGCAGTCGCCTGCCGCACTGTCTGGTCTGCTGGTGCAGTTGGAAGCCGAAGCGTTGAAGTATCGCAAATATGAATTTGCGGGACTGACCGATGCGGGCGCCATCGCTCTGGACGGCGCGCGCAAGGGCGATGAAGTCATCCTGTTGGTCGGGACCTACGGCGTGACAGGCGACCAGACCGAGTCCTTTGAGTCGGTGGTCAGCGAGGATGGCCAGATCGAGCAGACCGACGAAGACGACCTCTCCGACAATCTCTACGTGGTGGCGCTCAAGCACCCCGCCGACGATGTGAGCGCCTAATGCCTGACGCCTTTGCCCAGGCGGAGCAACTCCGCACCCGCATCACCTTCCAAGCGTCCACCCTCACGCAAGGGACGGACGGCGCGCAGGTGCCGTCCTGGTCAAACATCGCCACCAACCCGACCGTCTGGTCGAAGTGGGTGCATGACCACGGGGAGGAGCTCGCACAGGGCGGCGCGGGCAAGAGCATCGAGCGCGCCACGGTGACGATCCGTTACCGAAGCGATCTCCTGCCATCGTATGCCCTGCTCGATCCGAGCGGCGCGCGCTGGCAGATCATCTCTGCGCCTGAGAACGTCCAGAACCAAAACCGCTGGACGGTCTTCCGCGTCGAGCGCGTGAAAGGCTCGCTGTAATGCGCGGACGTTGGGATCTCGACCTTGGACCCATGCTGGAAGCGCTGGAGGCCGCAAACGAAGACGTGGACGCGGCCGTCGTGGAGACGCTGGAATGGTATCAGCCGAACATCCTGTCGTTGCTGTATCGCAATCTACGCTCCACATCCGAAACGTGGACAGGCGCTTCGGGTCGCACGCTGTTTTGCAACGGCCCGCTTCGTGATGGCAATTTTATCTATCTCGAACTCGGCGCCAACACCAGCGAAGACCTTGCGCCGTTCTACAAAGAATATGGCAGGCCGAACCAAAAGGCCGAGCCGTTTCTGCGCCCGACGATGCAATATTACCGCACGGGCGGATTGAAAGACGCGATGGTGCGCATCTTGGAACGATTGGGAGTGTCCGCATGACCACCGTCCTGGAACGGGTCAAAACTGCGCTGGGCAACCTCTCGCCCGCCGTGCCGTTTGCGTATGATGAATATCTTACGGCCAACGGCGCCGACCTGCCCGATGCGTTCATTGTGTACTTTGACGTGGTCGACGATTCTGCGCGACACGCCGACAATGTCGAGACGTATCGTCTCTGGCGCATTCAAGTTTCTTACTACTCCCGCGCAGGCGCGCCCGCGTTCGATAACGTGGACACGGTCATGCTTGCGGCGGGCTTCACCAAAAGCTCTGGCGGCAAACTGCCGCGTGACGGACAAACCCGTCACTTCGGCCGCCGTCGGGACTACCACTATCTCGACACTCTATAAGGAGGTGTCTCATGTCTAAAAAAGAAGTTCTTGGCGTTGATAAGCTCTATTACGCCGAAATCGAAGATAGCGCCGATGCGTACACGCCAGGCACGCCCGCTCCGCTGGCGCCACTGGCAAAGATCACCCTCAAGCCCAAGTCGTCGAGCAAAACGTCGTACTACGATAATGCCGCATCGGGCGGGCATTTCGCTGAAGGCGAGACGGAAGGCGACATTGAGATCCAAGGACTGGAGCTCGAAGTTGAAACAGCCCTCATGGGCCGCTTTTGGGATTCGGTAAACAAGCGTCAGTATGACGATGGGGGAACTCCCCCCTACTTTGCCGTTGGCTATCGTGCGCTGAAATCGGATGGGACGTACAAATACTACTGGTATCAAAAATGCCAGTTCATGCCCATCGAGGAAGAGGCCGAAACCAAGACCGATACGCCCAATCCCAAGGTCACCAAACTCAAGATCATCGCGTATTACACCGAGTACATTTTTGACGTTGGCGACGGCAATCCGCGCCCGTTCAAAAAAGTCAAAGGGGACACATCAGTGACGGGCTTCGATGCGTCCACCTGGTTCGACGCCGTCCAGACGCCCGATACTCCTTCGGCTTCCGCTGTCACCTGCACGCCTTCACCTGCCGATGGCGCGACCAGCCAGGCCACCAGCGTTGCCATCACGCTCACCTTCAACAACGCCCTGAGGCTCGGTGCAGAGAATGGCATCGGCTTGATCCGCGTGGATACGGGCGCAGCGATCAGCGTCACGCGATCGATCGATGCGGCCCGTAAGGTGGTCACGCTCACGCACTCGGCGCTCACTGCCGCGAAGACCTATCACATCAATGTGACGGGCGTCACTGACATCCACGGCCAGGCCTTCGCCGACAACGTGTACGACTTCGCCACGGCGTAGGCGGAGAACGCTACTCGACCGCCGAAACCCCACCCATAACCCCTCCCCGTCCTGAGCGGAGACGTAATTGTCGAAGCCGAAGGATGGGGAGGGGAATCGAACTCAGAAGGAACTCATGCAACAGACACCGATCAAGATCACGCTGTACGAAGGCGACGAAGAGAAGAAGACCTACACCTGCCTGATCATCCCGTGGGGCGTGTTGAAGAAGGCCATTGCGCTGACGAAAAATCTCAACGTAGAGAACATCGGCACGGAAGAGATCGACGCCGTAGCCGAGTTGGTGGTGATGGCGTTCGGCAAGCAGTTCACCGTCGCTGAACTGGACGAAGGCGCCGACGTGAGCGAGATGCTGTCTGTTTTGCAAAGCATTGTGGCGCGTGCCAGCGGGCTCGCCACGGCAAACCCTACCCCACTGCCGAGCGCGAAGAAATCGAAATAGACGCCGACGGCAGTTGGACTCTGGACTTGGAATGTACGCTGGTGGAACTGTTCCACTGGCCGCTAAATCAAATTGACGAAACCGACATCGAGACGTTGATCCCGTTTGTGTTGCGATATCCGATTTGGAAATCAAAGCGCGGCGAGCAAGGCAATGAGCGCAAGGTCTACGCGGATCAAATGGAGTTGTAATGACTGAAGCCGCAGAGAAACTGAGTGGCAAACTCGGATTAGACACCACCGACTTCAAGACGGGCGTGCAGGCCGCCAACCGTGAACTGCGCGTTTTGGAGAGCAGTTTCCGCGCGGGCGTGGCTACCCTGGGCGACTGGTCTGCATCGTCCACGGGGCTCGAAGCGCGCGTCAAGAGTCTCACGGGGCAAATGGATATCCAGAAGCTGAAGGTGGCGGCTCTGCGCGAGGAGTACGAACGCGTCAAAACCGAAAAGGGCGAGAACAGCCGCGCCGCGCAGGATCTCGAAATTAAACTCAACAAAGAGACCGAGACGCTCGGCAAAATGGAAGCCGAACTCGGCCAGACCGAAACCGCCCTGACCGAGATGACCACGGCCACGGAAGAGTCAGGATCGAAAGCAGAAGAGGCGGGCGGCAAGTGGGATGGGTTCAAAAC